CTTAATTTAACAATTATAGAAGATTTAAAAACTAGAATAGAAACTCTAGAGGGATAAAGATATGACAACAAAAATACCAGTAGAACTCTCAAGCACTCCGGGAATAGCTGATAGCTCTAATGCAACTGCTATAACTATTGATAGTTCTGAGAATTGTACTTTTGCAGGTACATTAAATGGATTAACTTTAGCATCTGGAGGTGTTACTGGTCCTGACTCATCAAACTTTACTTTAAATACTGCAAATTCAATTAGAATTAATATTGATTCAAATGATAGTGCTACTGGTGAAAGTTTGATTGTTGGACATAATCAAACTGCTATAAATCAAAGTAATGTATTATTTAAAGTTCAAGAAGATGGAAAAGTAGGCATAGGAACTTCGACTCCTAATAGAACCTTATCAATAAGTACAGGCTTAGCTAAAACAAGCACTACTACCGCATACCCTTTTGCAATACAAAGTAATGAAAGTTCTGGTAATGCTCAGTTATCTATCCATGCGGTTGGAGGTGCTTCGGCAGCCGTTAGAAAATGGTATCTTCAAACAGAAGAATCTGGAGTTGCTAACGCAGGACAAATACATTTGCAATCTTCTGGTGGCACAGTTCATTCACCACAAGGTATAATTTTTGGTACAGAGACAACAGCAGCACACACACTTGACGATTATGAAGAAGGTTCTTGGACACCAGTTGCAACAACATCTGCTAGTAATTCAACCATAAATGTCACAGTAAACTTTGCTAAGTATATAAAAGTTGGAGGATTAGTTCATGTATCGTGTTATCTAAGTCTTGATATAGATGCAGTAGGAACTGGTGCAGCTATGCTTACAGGTTTACCTTTTACAGCTACAAGTGGTCAAGGTTACAACTTAGGTATTGTAGCTCATGCTACTGCTGTTGCATCTTCAGCAACACATGGAATTAGTGCTTACGTTACAAATGGTCAGTCAAATATAAGAATGGTTGGTGTTACAGATGCAGCAAACCCATCTTGGGTTGCAGGTGACCCAAAATATATAATGGTAGATGCCACATACCATAGTGTTTAACAATTATGTCTAGTGGATTCTAGGCAAGGAGAAAATAAAATGGCAATAACAAAAACAATAGAAGAAGATAAAATAGAAATAGTAGGAACAGGTAAAGATATACAAGTTCGTACTGCTACAGTTATCAAAGAAGATGGTGTAGAACTTACAAGGTCTTTTCATAGACACGCACTGTCATGTGTTGATACAGTCAAAAATGATGATGATTCTTTTACACATACAGACACAGATGTATCTGGTGAGTCTTCTGAAGTACAAGCAATTGCAAATGCAGTATGGACAGATTCTGTGAAGGCTGCTAAACGAACTGCTAACGAAGCAGCTTTATCATAAAATATTATAGAGAGACAAAGACATGGCAATAACTAAAGTAACGAGTGCATTATTAAACTCAACAGCACTAACCTCAAAAGCTTTTGGTACTTCATCAATTATGATTGGTGATGATGCGACTGGTACGATAGATGCTGCTAATTATAATGTTGGATTAGGTGTAGATGTCTTTGCAGCTTTAACTACAGGTGATGGTAATATTGCAGTAGGTTTTCAAAATCTTGATGCCCTTACTACTGGTAATTATAATGTTGCTATTGGATATGATGCTTTATCAACTAACAGTACAGGTTCAGCTTGTATAGCAATTGGTAAGGAAGCATTAAAAGTTAATACTGTTTCTAACAATACAGCAGTTGGTAGGGTTGCACTTACAGCAAATACAACTGGTGGTTATAATACAGCTATTGGTGATGGTGCTTTAAAAACAAATACTACCGCAGCTAACAACACAGCAGTAGGACATGAAGCACTATCAGCAAACACTACAGGTACTCAAAACGTAGCAGTAGGTTCTAATGCACTAGATGCCAATACAACTGCCTCAGCAAACATAGCTATAGGACATGATACTCTTGGAGCAACAACCACAGGTGGGTTTAATACGGCAGTTGGTAATTCGGCATTAGATGTAAATACTACAGGTGCATCAAACATAGCTATAGGAGATACTGCTTTAGGAGCAAACACTACAGCATCTAATAATGTAGCAGTTGGTAATTCAGCTTTAGCAGCAAACACTACAGGAACACGAAACTCAGCTGTTGGTTCAAATTCTTTAGATGCAAATACTACAGGTTCTCATAATATTGCTCTAGGCTATGCTGCTCTAACTGCAAATACAACTGCATCGTATAACATAGCAATTGGTGATTCAGCTATGGGGGCAACTACAACTGGGACTCCTAATATTGCTATAGGTCAAGATGCTTTAGGAACAAACACGACAGGGGCTTATAACGTAGCAATTGGTTACAATGCTTTAAAAGTAAATACTGCAGGAACAAACACAGCAGTTGGGTATGCGGTAGGTGAAGATATAACAACAGGAGCAGGTAATACTGGTCTAGGTTATTATGCTTTAGGTAATACTACAACAGCAGCTAATAATACTGCACTTGGCTATACAGCCTTATATACAAATACTACTGGAGCAAGTAATGTTGCAGTTGGTGCTAATGCTTTAGCTGCTAATACTACAGCAGCAGATAACACCGCAGTAGGTTATTTAGCTTTGCAACTCACCACTACAGGTCCAGCAAACACTGCAATAGGTAGACTTGCTATGCAACAAAACACAACAGGTGGAAATAACACAACACTTGGTTACAATGCAGGAAATGCCATAACAACTGGATATAATAATCTATGTCTAGGTGCAGATACTGATGTTGCATCTGCAACAGGAAATTATCAGTATGCTATTGGTTATAATATTACAAGTGCTGCTAATACTATGTCTATCGGTCAACCCGGAAGTATAGTTTCAAATGTATTTACAACTAATGCAACTTGGGCAAGAAATTCAGATTTACATAAAAAAACCAATATAGAATCAACAGACTTAGGATTGAGTTTTATAAATAAATTAAGACCAGTAACTTTTAATTGGAAAGATAGTTCAGAGTTTCCAGAGGGATATAAAGATAAAGATATAGCAGAAATGGACACCGAAACTAAACTTTATGGAATGATTGCACAAGAAGTAAAAGAAGCATTAGACAAAGTAGGGCATGAAAATTTTGGTGGTTGGTCAGAAGATGATGATGGTTCGCAAAAACTAGCACAAAGTATGTTTGTGTATCCATTAATCAATGCAGTAAAAGAACTTTCGGCAAAAGTCGAAGAATTAGAAAATAAATTAAACGGAGAATAAAAATGGCTGAACAAACAGTAGCAGAAGTGCTAACAGCAGCAACAGATAGCGTAACTTTAATTAATGCAATTAATACAGATGCTTCTGCTGTCGAGGCAGTTGCAGAAAAAACTCAAAGTGAAATCAACGAAGTAGTACAACGTAATGTTGACCATTTAGAAATTATATTAGAATACACAGACCCTGATGTTAAAGGTTCTAGTGATGATAAATCATCTTACACTGGTGCAGTAACAACTGGCAAAGCTTATATTGCAGCTAACTAAAAATGGAAATTACAGGCTACTTACTTTGGAACATCTTCCTAACACTAGTAGTAGCTCCAATACTCTATAGCATTCGTGAGAACACATCAGAGATAAAAAGACTCGACATCCTTTTAAACAAAACGAGAGAAGAAATGGCAAAAGAATATGTAACTAAACAAGAAGTTAAAGACGACATGGCTCGTGTGTTTGATACGTTGGATAAGATTGAAGAGAAACTTGATAAGCTTTTCGAGGTTAAATAATGAGAAAAAATAAACAAAGAAAAAGATATAACCGAGGAATGAGAATAGACTATACTCAAGGTGGTCGTGTAGGTTATCAAATTGGTGGTGAGAATGAACGTGAGATTGCTGCTGAAGATGAAGCAAGATTTGAAGATGAACAAGAATTTAAATCACAATATGAACAAGATAATCCTCCCCCATCAGGAGCAGGAGGTGCAGCCGGTTCTAAAGCAGTTCAAAATTATAACAATAAATATACGCAAGCTTATAAAGATTATTTAGCATCTAAAAATAATACAGGTACTACTACTACTGATCCAAATAAAGAAGCAGAAAAAGAAAGAGAAAAAGATTTCCAAGAAAAAAGAGATGAAAGAATCGGAAGAACCGCAGAAGCTGTAGAGACTGCATCAAAAGGTACAGTTCCTGATTCTGCAAAAATACCTGATCCAGATCAAATGGTTGAAGGTACTCCAATGGCTACTACAACTATGGCAACACCAACTACAGTTGTAGGCTCTACTGCTACACCTGTAGGTCCTGAAGCAGTTACAGAAGTTCAAGACACAGCACAGGTTTCTCCTCCAGAAGAATTAAGAGCAGCACAAATGGAAGCTGCACAGGTAACTGAATCTCCTGAAGTTGTAGCAGCACGTTCTGAAGTAAGGGATGAATCATTAGCAAAAGCTGCTAAAGTAGATAGAGTTGCACCTATTGAAGGGGCAGAAGTAGATATACCTGAAGGGGCTTTAGCAGGAAGAGTTGTTGGTACAATTAGTGAGGGGGCAAAAGCTGCAGCAGCAGTTAATGCAGGAACAAGTTTAGCAAGAATTACAAGGGCTAAAAAACAATTATCTCAAGCAGGTTTAACAGAAAGTCAAATTAATGAAATTGGGAATGACCCTGTATTATTAGAAGATAGACTAGCTGATTTTAGCGAAGAAGAAAGAGGTATAATTGAAGGCTTACCTCAAGAAGCTTTAGTTTCTACACAAATAAGTGGATTATTAGAAGGCATAGAAAATGGTACTATACCTCCTTGGGCTTCTCCTGCAGTTGCACAAGTTGAACAAATGTTAGCTGCTAGAGGTTTAAGTGCTTCGAGTGTTGGAAGAGATTCATTACTAAACACAATTATACAGGCTGCTTTACCTATTGCACAAAGTAATGCTCAAGCTATACAACAATCTGTTGCACAACAAAAAGATATAGAATTTAAAACAGCAGAAGCAAACGCACAAAGATTACAACAGACTGCATTAAAAAATGCTGATAATGTTTTTAAAATGGATATGGCTCAGTTTAGTGCTGATCAACAAACTGCTTTATTTAACAGTAAATTTTTACAGACTGTTGGTTTAACAGAAGCAAACTTTGATCAACAAGCTACTGTGCAAAATGCAGTTTTATTATCACAAGCTAATTTAGCTGAAGCAGATTTTTATCAAAAGTCTCAGATACAAAATGCTCAAGCTTTCTTACAGACAGACATGGCTAATTTAAATGCAGAGCAACAATCAAATGTTCTCAGAGCACAACAAGATCAACAAAGATTGCTTAGTAATCAAGCTGCAGAAAATGCAGCACGAAATGCTAATATGGTTTCGGATAATCAAATGCAACAATTTTCTGCTAACTTAAATTTTCAAACAAAACAATTTAATGCTCAACAAACAAATGCAATGAAACAATTTAATGCTAATGCAAAAAATGCAGCAGCAGCTAGAGATGCAAATAGAACTGCAGACTTAAATAAGTTTAATGCTCAATTAGCTACGCAAGTAGAAGAATTTAATTCTCAACAAGACTTTGCAAGAAACCAATGGAATGCACAAAACTCTGCAGCAGTCGAAGCTTCTAATGTTGAATGGAGAAGAAAGATTAATACAGTTAATACAGCAGCACAAAACCAAGTAAACATGCAGAACGCAATGAATGCTTTTAATTTAAGTTCTCAGTCTCTGTCTTTCTTATGGCAAGAATTAAGAGATGAGGCAGACTTTGATTTTAGAAGTTCAGAAAATGCTAAAGCACAAATTACTCAGTTAAGAGCTACAGCTATAGCAAACGAAGCAGCACTAGCTGAAAAATCTAGATCAAGTTTAGATCAAGTGGTACAGGTTGTAGAAGGAATGATAACAAATTATTATAGTTAAACTAGGATAGAACATGGGAAAACTAAGAAAAGTAGGTAAGAAGATTTGGAAAGGTATCAAGAAAGTTGGTAAAAAAATCGGTAAAGGATTTAAAAAAGTCTTCAAAGGTGTTGGTAAATTTTTAGGTAAGTTAGGACCAATCGGTACTATTGCTATGATGATTGCTATGCCTTATATGGGTGCTTATTTATGGCAGGGTTTTGGAGCATGGGCAGGAGGATTACAAGGCACGTTTGGTTCTGTAATGAAAGGAATATACACTGCAGGTAATAGCGTGATGGGTGTATATAAAAATATAACACAATCTATTTATGGTACTTTAAAACAAATTCCCGGAGTTGGTGATGCACTAGAAGGATTTGATAGATTCTTAGATAGAACTAGAAGTGCAATGGGAATGGAGTCTGGTTCTATTAGTGTCATGAAAGATAATGATCTTAACTCATGGGTAGGTACAGATGCAGGTGCACAAGCAATGGGATATGACAATGCTGCTGCTTTTAAAGCTGCAAATCCAACATACTTTAATGCAGAAGGTACGTTAAGTAAAAGTGGTTTAAACTTTGCTAGAGGTAAAGGTATGGCTTATGAAGCACATCTTAGAGGTAGAGATGTATTTAAAAAGGTAGATGGTGAGTTTGACTTTAATACATACTCCGATAACTTTAACAATAATGTACTAGGTACGGATGCAATTAAAGGAGATATATCTAAGTTTGGAGAAGTCATAGGTAGTAGAGATTCAATAGTATTTAGAACAGGAAGACCTATGGGAACTCAACAGATGCAAACTTCAATGGCAGAATATAAAGCAAGTTTGTCTCCTGAAGAATTAAAAACTTTTAATCCTAAAGAATATATGGAGGGATACAAATACGATTCAACCTTTGATGCACCGAAAGGATTCTTTGATAAGCCTATTGCAAACGAGGTTAGTTTTGAAAATGTAGGTTCTAGATATACTAGACAAGTTCCAGTAGTAGGTGCGGATGGAACAGTTACATCATACTCAACACAAGAAGGAACAAAACTTGGAACTGCTGCTTTTAAAAGTATTAAACAAACAGCATTACAAACTGTAGGTGGCGAACAACCAGTAGCAGATGGAAGCGGAGGAGGATACTATGCTCAAGTCGCTGATGCTCCTGAATTAGAAGCAGCTTCAGCAGTACCTCTTGTGACAGCAGGACCTGCGACCTATGCAGGATTAGACTACATGAATTTATTACAAGGAAGTCCTACAGTATCTGGATCACAATTAACTCAATTTTTAAATGGAGGAACAATTATGCCTCATTTAATGCGACCTTTAGAATTATCTTAATTAGGAGATATACATGCCGATTATAGACAACATAGCAGAAGATAAAGAGCTAAGTCAAGAAAAATTAGATTTAATTGGAGGGGCTTTTAATAAATCTATTCCCGGACAATCTTTAACTAAAGACCCTGATCAACCTTATCCTTGGGAAGGTTCTCCTGAGTACACAACTGTACCTGAAGCATCAATGGCAATATTTGTAGAAATGACAAAAGAAGAAACTTTCATGCCTTTATTAGAAGCACTAAAGCAAGGCTTTCCTGTCGTAGATATGGCTAATTTAATTTTATATAGAGGATTTCAAACTGGCAAATTTAGCCCTGACTTAATGTTGCTTTTAATGGAACCAGTTATGTACATGATTTTAGCTTTAGCAGAAAAAGCAGGTTTAGGAGATGTTGTAGGTTATGATGGTGAGGAAAATGATGAAGAAGGTGAGCCAGAAGATAAAGTAAAAGTTTTAAGACAAATGAAACAATCTTTACAACTTGCAGGTCAAAATGTATCAGAACAAAGTGTTGCAGATTTACCTGAATTAAAACAAGAGATAGAAGAATTTGAAGTTCCTGAAAACGTAGGTAGCTTATTAGAAAGACCTGCACAACAAACAGAAGATAATAGTTTATTAGCTAGAGGTATTTAAATGGAATCATTATTTAAAAGAAGAAGATTATATGATGGAGGAAGTCCAGATCAGTTAGCCTATGGTGCAGACTTAGAGCGTAGTATTAAAAAAAGAATGAAGACTAAACCTTTAGATGCTATACTTAAAATAGGAGTAGCATTAAAGGCAGGTAAGGCTAATGAGTTGAAGGAAAACTTAGCCCGTATAACTACAAACCTAGAAGAAGAACAGGCAAGTTTAAAATCATTTGGTACACAACTTACAGAGCATCAAGCTACGATGAAAAAGTTACGAGACAAAGGTAATGGTAGTTTAGTGGCAGGAATAAGGATGGATTTTTTAGAGGAAGCCGGTGTTGAAGATGTTGAAGGTAAAAATATTGAGAGAGATTATAACTCAACTATATTTGCTCAGATAAACGATATAGCAAAAGAAAAGGCAGCAAATCTAGAACTTAAAGAAAAAGAATACAAAAGACTTAGAAGTACGTATGATCCTAATGATATTTCTGAAGGAATATACGCTGAAAATTTAGATGATGTAAGTTTATTTACTAAACCTTATAATGAAGCCCTATATAATATTCATTTAAATCAAAAATCTTTAGGTAACAATAATTTATTAGATGTTATAACTAATAAAGCAAACAAAAATGATTATAATATTTTACAAGATGGGATAGCGGAAGAAGAAAAATTAAATGCGATAATTTCAGCCACAAGACAAAGTAGAAATGATTTAGAAGATTATGTCGTTGATCCAGAATTTTTAAAATCTCTTTTACAAGAAGAGTCAGATAAGAAAGGTTCGGCTCGAATGAAAGATCAAGCACGAGAAAATATTATAGATGTAGTTGCTAAAACTAGACAATGGTTACAAGAGAATGACAGAGACTACACGGGGGGAGATTACTTTTTTCAACAATCTAGCACTAATGCAGCACTTGCGAGAAAAAATCAAGACTACGATGAAGACTATCAAAGTTTTTTAGGCTATAGTGGTTATACTGATCAACAGATGAAAGAGATTTATTGGCAAGCCACAAGTATTGCAAGTACATTAGACGAAGACAATATCAAGAATCTTTTAATAGGTAGTGATTCCGGTGGTGCTTATGGTGAAGAAGATATGTCAAATCAATACAAAGCATCACTATCTGAAATATATCGAAAGTTTGATCGTAATGTAAACATAATGCCAGAAGAGCTAAAGAGAAAAGTCATTGCAGGTTTACAGATTCCAGGATACGAAGAACAACAAATTACCTCAGAGCAATATTTTCAAGGATCACAAATTGTTGCAAATCGTGTGTCAAACTTACCTAAAGAGTATTTAGAAAAATATAATAATCTTGACGGTACTGCAGAAATTGATTTTAATATTACTGTAATAGCAGATGCTAAAACTTATATTGCTCAATATGGTTTTTCTCAAGAAGAAGCTTACGGATTTGCTATACAAAATCAAAAATTTGGTCTTGCTGAAAGTACAGATTTTATAACAGTTCCATTGATAGGTTATAAAATAGGAGATGATAGATTTCAATCGCAACCTGCACTACCTATAGTAGATGGTAAATTACATCAAGATATTTTACAAAATTATCCTATAAGTTTTTCGCTTACTGAAAGTACGTTTAGTCAATTTTTAAATAAGATTAATAAAAATCAAGTTTATTGGTATCATGGTGATACGCTTAGTAATCCTACACCTAAAATGTGGGAAGACGGGCAGAATATTACTATTGGTCAATATAGGGTTGAGTTTAGTAGAACTCCTGATGCAGAAGGTAATCACTTTATAAATATTACTCCATAAAATAAATGCCTATAATACCAATAGATTCTAAAAACGTAACAGGTTCTACCAGTACTAAACAAGATGAGCCTAGTACTATATTGCCTATGGAAGAGAAAGAAAAGACTTTCTTCAATCCACAAACTGGCTTAGTTGATAAGTTTAAAGGAACTAAAGAAGAATACACCAAAGCTCAAAATGTAAAAACTGTAAAAGAATACTTTGAGCCTAAAGCAAAAAGTATTACAGACTTCACACAAAATCCAGACGTTCAAGACAAAGCAATGCAAATGATGTCTTATCTTGACAATACAACATATGAGGATGGTCAAAATGCTGCTGATGCTTTCGTAGATTATACTAGAGGTAGAGACTTTAATCTTACAAAAAGTCTTTACGAGACAGCTAAAACTTTAAAAGGTAGGGCAAAGAACGATCCAGAAGCTCAAAAGTTTATAGAAAACTATTCTTCTTTAATGAATGAGTTTCATGCCACAAACCCTAATGGAAAGTCTAAATATGAGAACATAGGGCTTAATGAAACTTTAACTTTAACTGGAGATATATTTAAAGGTATTCTTACTGATCCTGCTAATATTCCTATTTTATTTACAGGTCCGGGAGGTCTTCCCCCTAAAATTGCTACACAACAAGCAGCCGCACAAACATTAAGACAAGGTATTAAAAACATGGCTGCCAAAAGTTATAATGTATCTTTAGGTAAAGTTGCTCCTGTGTATAATGCAATTCCTAGAATACCTTTAAATACTAGAAGCTACAAAAGTTCAATGGGTATTCTAGGTACAGAGGGAGCAATCTATGGTGGATTAGATAGTCACTTGTATCAGAAAAGATATAATGAAATTGGTGTTGAAGGCTACGAAGAATATGATCCTAGACTCACAGCGACAGGAGCTTTGTTTGGTTTTACATTTGGTTCAGCTATAGGAGGAGGAACTACCCTTGTACTAAACAGGTTAGACAAGAAAGCTAAAACTGAAGCTGCTGAACAAGCTACAAAAGAATCAGAACAATTTCAAAGAACTATTCTAGATGAACCTGATCCAGAGGCTGAAGCTCCTGAAATTATTACATTAGAAAAAGCTGCAGAACTAAACAGGAAAGAACGAGAAAGAAACCCACAACTGTCTAACAAGACACATGTTGAAGAGGTAGCTGATTTTGAAAGACGAGCAGCAGATGAAGAAGCTTTACTGCCTGAGAATTTTGTAAACAGAGTTATAGATGATGATGGAATTATTATAACAGATAAAACTGTTAGTCAAGTTTTAAAAGAAGAATCAAAAAAAGTTAAACCTAAAATAGGTGGCTTTCAAAAATACAGAGAAGAAGGCGGTACTATTATTTTAGGTAAGTCTATGCGTATGTTCCAAAAGCCTACAACGTATAGTAAGCAAACAGGAGAGGTTAGTAAACTTTTAGAAGAAACAGGAGTAGATCAAGGAGGAACAGCTTATAAATTTTTAAGATTGATTCGTAATGATGCTTTCGAAAATTTTAATGACGATATAGTGAAGATTGCTACCGACTATGATTATGGTCAAAGACAGTTTAGTGAACAAATTGCTGATGGGTCTGGTAAATATATGGCGAGAGTTGAAAAATTAAAATTTGAAATAGAAGAAATTGCCAGAAACGAAAATAGATATAATAGAGCACCGGGATTATACTTTAGAAAAAAAGACTGGGCTTTAAAAGAGGGTACTACTTTAAATGACGATATTTATATGTTTTTAAATCAGGGTCGTTTTAAAGAAGGAGTTCCGGAAAGTATAATTAGGAAAGCTGCAGAGTTTAGAAAAATTTATGATGATGTAGAAAAAGAAGCTATTCAAGCAGGTTTTATTTTTCATAAAGTTCCTAATTTTTTTCCAAGGTATCTTAAAGAAAGTAAACTTAAAAGATCATTAGTAGCACTTGGGAATAGAGAAAAATACGCTAAACAACTTGTGGATGATGGTGAGTTTGAAAATACTACACAAGCTAAAGAAGCTATAGCATCTCAATTAGATAAATTACATGATGATTTTGATCCTTCTGTCGGCTCAATTGGTCAACGAACATATAAAAATTTAGATACATATAAGATTAAAGATTTCTTTGAAAATGATGTATTTGCAACTACAATGGCTTATGTAAACAGCACGTCTAGAAAAATTGTAACTAAACGAACTTTAGGATTTGGGGAAGTTGAACAAGATAACAAATGGTTTATTCCTATGTTTGGTGGTAATCTAGTAAAAACAAAACCTCAACAAGCATTAGAAGAAGTTCAAGAGCATTTAAGAGCAAGAGGTTTTTCAGAAGAAATAGTAGAAGATAAGTCTTTGTCTAAATACATCCAGTCTAATTTCTTGGCACGACAATTAAGTGATGATGATTTAATGTTATTATCTGATTTAGTAAAAACAAATGCTAGGCTTAGGAGTAACAATTCAATTATAAATAATTCTTTTAAGTTTAATAATTTAAGTGTTCAAGAAAGAGCATCATTACTTAACAATACTTTCCAAGAAGAGATTGATAAAATTATTTTAAACAATTTTAATAGTGGTACATTTACAAAAAAATCTCAAAAAGTTGTTGGTGAATTATCGGAAGCTAATGTAAATTATGCTAGAGGAAGATTACCATCAGATGAGAAAAATAGAATGAAAATGTTGGTTCAAAATTTAACTGGACAATATGGTCGTAGTAGTAAAGGGCTAGAACAATTTACAGGTAATCTATTAGCTTTGCAGGCAGCTAACAAACTTTCATTAGCTACGCTATCTAGTTTACCTGAAACATTTATTCCTTTCTTTAAAGCTTCTCCTAAGTTAGCTATACAAGCTTTTACAAAAACTGCATATGAAGAAGGTGTTAAAGCCGCTTCAAATTTACTTGGGGGTACTAAAGGATTGCCTAGTTTAACTAGAGCAGAAATGCATCAACATAATAAAATGATGTCTAGTGGTTTAAATGAAGCTATCAATGCTAGGTATGGTGATGGTTTATCAGGTATATCTCAAAAACTTACTTATCGTTTTTATAGAACTATATTCCTAGATCAGTATACTAAATTTGTACAGATATACTCATATAATGCAGGTAAATTACTTATACGAGAAAATTTATCTAAGTTAGATAAGATGGGAAGAGAGGCTTATAATACTAAAAATAAAAAAGCTGTGCGTTTAAGATCAGCTATAAATCAACTAGGTGTTAATGTTGATGAAGGTATTAAATGGCATAAAGCAGGTGGTAAACTAGATGATGCGTTCTATGAAAATTTAAGACAAAGTGCTGATAGATTTGTAAACGAAGTTGTTATGATACCATCTAGAGAAAACGCTCAAAAATTTATAGCTTCAAGTCATTGGGCTGCCAGAGTAGCTTTTCAATTATATTCTTACCCTATATCTTTTAGTAACACAGTTTTAAGAAATGCAATTAGAGACATGTACATGACTAGAGGGGCAGCAGTTCCTAAACATTTAGCAGGAGGAGCACTAATGTATTTTGCTACTGGTTTTACTCAAAGGATAAAAGGTATAGATGAAGTGGATGATGAACCTATGGATCAACTTATGAAAACATTAACAACTATGGGTGTAGCAGGTCCTTTTGATTTAGTTCATAATTTTCAAGAAGCTATATCCTATGGTAGTAATACACCAAGAGCTATGTTAAGATTAATGGGTCCAACTCTAGGGGGAATGTTGGCAGATTCTTTACAAGGAGATACTCCGTTTAGTTCAGCATTATTTAAAAATACAATGCCTTATAGAAACTTAATTAGAAGATTAAGTCCGGAAACTATCCATGAATTAGACGAGTTTTTAAAAGACATAGAAAGACGTGCTCAGGGAAAAGGAACATATACTAGAGGTAAGGCAAGACGAGAAGCAGATAAAAGGTTTGCACAAAGAAAAATGAGAGCACAACAACGACCTATGAAACAAAAAATTAAAGAGGCTCGTGAAAAATTAGCTACTGGTGGTAAGCTGTCTGTAGATTATCCTGTTCCTTTTGTAAAAGATAATCCAACAGAACGTAAGATAGACAATACTAACCAGAGCTTTGCAGTTGTTTCTAGGTTGTTTGAAGAAGAAGATAGAGTTCCGGTTAGGGTAGGAGGATTATTAGGAAAACAGGCAGCCAAAAATAAAAAGATAAAAACAAACTTATTTAAAAAGAAAGCGGGTTGGAAGTGGACAGAAGTTCCTGAAGGTTTTGATCCTAATCCCGGTCCAGATTTTCCTATAGTATCTGTCGAAACAGGAGGTAAACATTTGTATTCTTTACAAGCTGATTTTCCTGAAGGGGTTTTATTAGAAAGATATGCTAAACAAAAAAGTGAACCTAGACTTAGACCAACAACAAAAGGAGTTGTTAGGACAGGTAATAAAATAGGAGAAATTTCAGTCAGAGGTAAACTACATCCAGTATACGATAATATAGTTGCGGTAGATAAAGATACTAAAGCTGTTAAAGGATTAAAAGATATGCCTACAGAAGTAATGCCTGCCCCGCAAAGATTTTTTGATCTTGAAAATAAAGATTACAAACCTTTCTTATCTAATTTTGATTACATTAAAGGAGGTAGGTATGTTGAACTTAATAAAGAGGGTAATAAAGACGTTACGGGAATTGTACCACAACAAGCTAGAATATCTATAAGCCCTAAAGGTAAACCATCTTTTACAATATCTAGAGAATTTTATGATTCTCTATTTCCTGAAAAATGAAATACAATCACTTCCTAGAACACTTAGAACATAGAGAAGGTAACGAAGAATGCGTATACCTTGATACACTAGGCAAACCTACCTGTGGTGTTGGACATCTATTGACAGAAAGAGAACGTCAATTCTACCAAGTAGGTGACGAAGTTTCAGAAGAACAAAGAAATTCGTGGTTAGAACAAGATGCAGCTAAAGCGTGGGAGGCTGCAGCACAACAGATTCAAGACCTTGACATAGAAGACACAGACTTTATAATTGCACTAGGTTCAGTAAACTTTCAACTAGGCACTAGATGGATGAATAAATTTCCGTCAGCCTATAGAGCCTTGGCTAGTAAAGACTACAGCGAGGCTATAAAACAAGTCTCAACAGGTTCTGGAAAGGGTGGTCAATCCAAATGGAAAGAGCAAACACCAGTAAGAGTTGACGATTTTGTGACAGCTATTGACAAATTAAAATAAGAACCCTATAATGATATTGTACTTAGAAGATCAATTGGAAGGATGCTACAGACAGTACTGCATTCACCAAGTAAAACAAGATATGCCTTTCATGAGTCTAGATGATTTTAGAAACATGTTTGAAGACTTAATGGAAGTTATATATAAGGAAGAAGAATGAAAGATATGTTAAAGAATTTAGTGGGGGCTGTTGCTCCTACGATAGGTACTGCTCTAGGCGGTCCTATGGGTGGTATGGCTGCGAATATGATAGCCGATGTACTTGGAGTACCTAATACACCAAAGGCTATTGAGAAAGCAATACAAGAGGCTACACCTGAACAGATGCTTGAACTTAAAAAGGCTGAACAAGACTTTGAAATTCAGATGAAAGAACTTGAAGTAGATGTATTTAAATTAGAAGTAGCAGATACACAAGATGCAAGAGGTAAGTTTAGTAAAGACTGGACAGCACGTATAATGGGTGTATCAGTAGTAGGTGGATTTATGGGCTACATATTTTTAGTAACTTTACAACCACCAGAACAAAATTCAGAGGCTCTAATAAACTTAGTACTAGGTTATTTAGGTGGGTTAGCTAGTGCAGTCATTAGCTTTTACTTTGGAGCATCACACAAATCAGATTAATGAAACAAACATTAAAAGATATTATAGAAGAAGGACAACAGGGTTCTCAAGATAATTGTTATAAAGGATTGTTTTGGGATTTAGAAACCAGAAAATTCCTAAGATGGAATGAACTTAATAAAAAGGAGTGTAAATAAACTGAAAGCAGTGACCAGTAGTGTCTGCGTTATATGTATTGTTGCTTGGTTTTATGTAATAGTTTCGGGATACTATTACTTTTTCTAACGACTACTAAAACTAAAGAGTAAATTTAAAGAATGCTACTGTTAGCTTCACAGGGAAATTGCACCTTAAAAATGGAGAGTAATGAAAAAATTATTAGGCACATTAATTTTATCATTGTTTGCTTCTGTATCTTATACAGATCAAACTGGTGATTGTACAGCAGGTGATCAATACTGCGAACAGAATAGTTTAACCACAACTAACAATACTACTACGACTAATACAAATACAAACACTAACACAAATACAAATACTAATGCTAATACAAACACAAACACTAGCACGAGTACATCAACTGCTACCAATACAAATAACAATACGAACACTAATACAAATACTAATACGAATACAAACAATAACACAAGTGTAAATACAAATACTAGTAATAATGTAAATACAAATACATCTAATGCTACTAACGAAAACACTAACGTAAATACAAACAATTCAACCAGTACAGTAACTTCAAGCGTAGATCAGAATGTTACAAACACTAGCAACAGCACTACAAATAATACAAACACTAACGTAAACACGTCAAACTCGACTAGTAATACCAATAATAAAAATACAAATATAAACCAATCTAATTCCGAATCCAATGTCACGACTGATAACACGAATAATAATACCAATAATAACAATACCGTATCTGATAATACTAATAGAAATATTAACCAATCAAATTCTACCCAGACTATAAATCAGAATGTAAAAACTAAAGCTCCTCCTGCCTCTGCTATCGCCCCAAGCATTATGAGTTACTCTCAGGACCTATGTACAACAGGAGTTTCAGGGGCTTTTCAAGGGCAGATATTTGGTATCTCAGGCGGGAAGGCAGTACGTGACGAGAACTGTGAAAGGTTAAAGCTTTCTAAGTATCTGTATGATACAGGTATGAAGGTAGCTTCAGTATCTATACTTTGCCAAGATGCAAGAGTTTTTAAAGCGATGGAAATGGCAGGAACTCCATGCCCTTATCAAGGTAAGATAGGTAAAGAAGCTTCTCAGTATTGGAAAGAAAACAAACAAGATAGACCAGACTATCTAGAACTAAAAGAAAAATACATAGCACATTGTAAGACTACAAGAAATGAAAAGGGTAAAAAGAAATCAGGAAGAACCTGTAGAAACGAGTTCTATGCCTCAAACTAAAAGTGTTGCACAGCAATTACTTGAACTCTCTGCTGCCCTCACAGTTGGTATTAGTCTTCTTTTTATTTCGTTAAACTTATTTGCTACCTACATTTACGAAGGCAATCAATCCTTAATTGACCTAACAAATCAAACAGGTACTACAAATCTAAACTCAGGTGACGACCAGTTATCTGCAGCATTTAATCTAGACAATTCATTTACATTCTATGGTACTGCTTACGACTCAGCACGTATGGCTACGAATGGTTGTCTGCATTTTGGTTTAGGTACAGGCAATATAAACTACAATAACTATTGTGGTGACTACACACCTGATCCTCTACCTCAGTACACTAATACAATGTTTCCATTCTGGACAGATTTAATTAGAGATAGTAACTCTCAAATGCTTGCCAAGAACTTTAATGATAAGGCTGTATTTGGTTGGTACAATATGAGAGAGTATAACCGAAGTGGTTCAGACAACAGCTTTGAAGTTGTGCTGTGGAATAACAATACCTTTGAGTATAGGTATGGAGAATTAGATATTATACAACATGATGTACTTATAGGTGAGCAAGGTAGTACATCACAATACTATCAGTACCTTTTTCATGATGAATGTAATACAGGTACAACTAATGTTGCAGGTACATGTACTAGTGTAGATTGGAACAACTCGTCTAGTAATACATTGCTAGAGAACGGTGGTAGTTTATATGGTTTAGGTTCAGGGAATGCTGCTGATTGTAGTGATCCTTTGAATGATGCTAGTTGTTCTGGATATGCAGCAGCTTATTTAAATCAACAATGTGGTCTTAATCCTTTATACGATACTGCTTG